TACAAGTCCCCTCATGGACTCAGCAAGACCCCAACGGTAAGGATTGGAACATTGAGTGTATTGGCACTATGAAAATAGATAGACAAAATTCTGTTATTGAGATTATCTAATTTTGTGTTATATTCTCTCTACCACAAGGTGTGGGTTAACGGAGGATATATGGGAAGAGCATGGACAGAGACTGAACTAAGTACATTTTCTCGCAGGTTCAAAATATTTATGAAAGAAGGCCTGAATGAAGAAGAGGCTGAAGAACTAGCAGAGAAGATGCTGATAAGGGATTTTGAGGGTGACGACCGCAGGATATGTTTTGAATGCACGAAGTACTTACCGGCAAAAGTAAGCTGCGCTGTTTACCGTAAAAGACCCATACGTTTTACTTTGCAAAGATGCGAGTTTTTTGACCTGAAGGGAAAAAAATAATGGAATCCAATAATTTTGCACACTGGCTGACCGTTCATAAGCAAGATAAAAAAGGAACGCTAAACAATCCATCGGAAGTAGAGTTAATTGATTTCCTTTATTACGGTGATGATCAGTTAGCTTTAAGAGCGTTAAAAGAATTAAAAACAAGATTTCGCGATGAGCTCCATAGCCTCGAAGAAAACAACCGTAATCGGAGCCATGATGCTGACAATTGGAATTGACCCTGGGGCATCTGGAGCTATCGTCATGCTAGAAAACGACGTTCCTATTGAGTGGATGGTCATGCCTACCTACAAAGTAGGCTTAGCCACTCGCGTAAACGCTTCCGAGCTCAATTACTTTATGGATCGCACGAAGTACATTGACCACGTATACATTGAGCAGGTAGGGGCTATGCCAGGGCAAGGCGTGACAAGCATGTTTAACTTCGGGCATTCCTGCGGAACGGTGATGGGAGTCATAGGTGCCCTTGGTCTGGCTCATACGATGGTGACACCACAGAAATGGAAGAAAGCTGCAGGATTGATTGGGACGGACAAAGATGCATCTCGATCAAGAGCTATCCAATTGTGGCCTACGTGGAGAGACTTAGATAAAAAAGGCAAGGGTCAGGCTTATGCTGACGCAGCGTTAATTGCAAAATTTGGAGGATTGTTTTAATGGACACTCAACGCATATACGATGCAATGTTGATAAAAGCTTTTAGGGCAGATGTGACACTCAATCAATTGAGATGGTGGTTAAAAATTTACAAAATTAATTTGCCTGAAGAAACTTTAAAAAGACAACCAAGATATTTAAAAATGCGTGTACAGCCTTTTGTTGGTACCTACTTAAAACCTTTGGCCGATAGATTATGGGATACAAATAAATCTGAAGACATTCAAACATTAGATTGGATGAAAAACTTAGAATGTAAAAATACAGCTAATCAAATTACCAACGAACTTTCTAGACTTCGCAAAAATAATATTAATAATCGAAGAAAAGCTGGTTTTTTAAAAACGAATGCAGAATATCAAAAAATAAGTAATCAATGGAATGTAACAAAATAAAAAACAGGAAAGAAAACTATGAATAAAGAATACTCACCAGAAGAAGCCAAAGCATGGCTAATCGGCTATCACGTAGGAAAGAAAATCAGCACGTCCGAAAAGAATGCACAAACTTCGGACACAAAACCTGAAGAATCCGCACGAACGTGGGTAAAGCTAACCGATGATGAAATAAATGAAATTTTCGGTGATTACATGGATTCATTAGATTCTAATGAAGATGGGCAAACATGGCTGTACGAAAGATTAATTGAGGCCAAGTTAAGAGATAAGAATGCATAAAAAGAAGATTGATTACGATTGGCAAACTGTAGTGGACGGCAATCGTATTGGCGTAATAAGAGTAATAAACAGCATACGCGATGGTGAAGTTGACGAGATGGAGCTAGAAAAGCTCCACAATTTTGTGCATTTCTCATTAGCTCTCATGCAATTGTGTGGGCCACAAAAGTGGGCGCAGGCAAAGATGAATGCAGAGCTAATGAGTTTTATGAAGGCTGATCAATGAGTGACCAAAAGGATATCAATGATGCGGTGGACTACCTGTATACGCAGGGAGCCAAATTCGCACATGCTAAAGCCACGCGCACATATCTCGATGAGTATAAAAAAAGCGCGAAGTCTATGCTGATGAAGTCTGCCATGAGCGCAGGTATTAAAACGGTGGCTGCCGCAGAGATTGAAGCTTTATCCGACCCTTCATATATAGAGCTGCTAAAAGGCTTAGAAGAGGCTACAGAGCAAGAAGAGGCACTTAGGTGGGGGTTGATAGCAGCACAAGCTAGGATCGACGTATGGCGCTCTTTAGAGGCCAGTAATCGGGCTATGGACAAGGCGGTAATGTGAAGTATTTATCTGTCTGCGCAGGTATTGAGGCTGCAACAGTTGCTTGGCATCCTCTTGGATGGGAAGCGGTGGCATATTCTGAAATAGAAAAGTTCCCATCGGCTGTACTAGCGCATCATTATCCTAACGTGCCCAATGTCGGTGACATGACAAAATTTAAGGAGTGGAATCTTGATCAACCAATTGACCTTTTGGTCGGTGGAACACCTTGCCAATCATTTTCCGTTGCCGGACTCAGAAAAGGACTTGAAGACCCACGAGGAAATCTCGCCCTCGTCTATTGCGGAATTCTTGACCACTTTAGACCCCAGTGGTTCGTATGGGAAAACGTGCCGGGTGTCCTCAGTTCAAACGGTGGACGGGACTTTGGTTCCTTCCTCGGGGCGTTGGCTGAACTCGGGTATGGGTTCGCCTACAGAGTGCTTGACGCTCAATACTTCGGAGTGGCCCAGCGCCGCCGTCGTGTGTTCGTTGTCGGATACCTTGGAAACTGGAGACCTGCCGCAGAAGTTCTTTTTGAGCGCGAAAGCGTGCGCGGGGATTCTGCGCCGAGCCGAAAAGCGAGGAAAGACACTGCCGTCTTTACTCCAGGCAGCATTGGAGGATACCGCAAAGGCTTTGGAACTTTGCGAGCCAACGGGGGAGACATTGGGGGAGGCAGTGAAAACCTCGTCGCTAAATGTTTAATTACAAAAACACGGCATGATGCAGAGACAGAAACTTTAATTCCTACCTATGCCATTCAAGGCAGCATGATTGGTCGTAGCGACAATGCTGGGCCACAAGGCGATGGTATTAACGAAGAGGTTTGCTTTACGCAGAACACAATTGACCGTCATGCTGTGGCACAGCCCATTACTTTTAGTGGTCAAATGTCTGTGCCACAAACAGATGTCGATATGTCGGCAACCCTACAAGCAAAAAACCCAATGGCAGTAGCTCAACCAATGGCATTCACACAAAACACGCGAGATGAAGTTAGATATATAAATGGAGATGGAGCTATTGCCGGTGCTTTGGCTGCTCAAGCAGGTATGAAACAAACTAATTACATTGCGCAAGCAATTGCAGTGCGTCGATTAACTTGTGTTGAATGTGAGCGTCTACAAGGCTTCCCAGACAACTATACTAATATTCCTTGGCGCAAGGCTGCAGAGTCGCCTGATGGCCCTAGATACAAGGCTTTAGGCAATTCAATGGCTGTTCCTGTAATGGCATGGATAGGTAAACGGATCGCGGATTATGAACAACAAATTAACTAAGGGTGAACGTGAGTGGATCGGCAGGGTCAAGGAACTGCCCTGCAGCGTCTGTGGGGCTTCTGGGCCATCGGATGCCCATCACATTTAACAGAGCTGTAGCTATGCAGTCGTGGCTTTATGCAAGAGCTGCCATCAAGGCAGCAAAATGGGCTGGCATGGTGAGAAAGCAGCCTGGTATATAGCCAAAATGGACGAAATGGATGCCTTAAACCAGACTTTGAAAAATTTATCTGAATTAAAATATTAAAATAATCAAATATTTAACACAAATTTCATAATGCTATGTTAGATTCTCGATAATTTGTTATCGTAGAGGCAAAAATGGCAACCTTCGTTACTGATGAAGAATTTTTGGGCTTGTGGAGAAAATACGGTAGTGTCAATGAGGTAAGTAAAGCCTGCGGACTATCAGTCCGAGGAGTAAATGCAAGGCGAAGAAAATTAGAAGAAAAATACGGTGAAAAATTATTGGGTGTTAGTTCTAAAAGTCCAGACTTCCAAGTAACAATCCCGAACAATGGCGTAAGAGCCAAAGTAGTTTTAAAAGATGGTGTAATCATAGTGGCGAGTGACTGTCATTATTGGCCGGGGGTTATATCATCGGCTCATAGAGCATTTGTTAAGTTAATTAAAGAATTGTCCCCCAAAATTGTGTGCCTCAACGGAGACGTATTTGATGGCGCAACAATCAGCAGATTCCCAGCGGGTGATTGGCAAACCCTCCCTACAGTTCGGCAAGAGCTCGAAGCATGTCAGGAGCGCGTCAACGAGATTGAAGCTGTCGCAGGCAACGCTAAACTAATGTGGACGTGGGGTAACCATGATCTTCGTTTTAATTCTAAGCTCGCGCAGCAGGTGGGCGATGGCTTTAAAGGTCTGCAAGGATTTAATCTCAAGGATTATTTCCCGCGTTGGAAATTCCAAACATCAATAATGGTCAACGAAAATACGATGATCAAGCATAGATGGCATAACGGGATTCACGCCGTCTATAACAATGCGCTTAAATCAGGGGTGTCATTTTGTACTGGGCATCTTCATTCCTTAAAAATTACTCCTTTCTCGGATTATTCAGGCGCTCGATATGGTATCGATTGCGGGACATTAGCGCCTATTTATGATGATGGCTTTAGCTATATGGAAGATTCCCCCCGCAACTGGCGAAGCGGAGGAGCAGTGCTGACGTTTTACAAGGGCAAGCTAATGCCACCAGAGTTGTTTGAAGTGATTGATGAAGATGCAGGACTAGTTTATTTTCGAGGCGAAGTCTTTAAAATATAAAAAGGTAGGTACTTATGTCTAATTTCATACAAAAGCAAATTGAGGTCTCTGAGCGTTTGTACACAATGATGTTGGCTGATCATAAGCAACGGTTTGAAAAAATCGCAGAAGTCTACAAGCTGAGTGAAAGTCTGCAGAAAAAACTAAACGACCGAGACGCAGAGATCGCAAAACTACGCCGTCAGCTTGAAGCTTATGACGTAATGGAGCGCATGTAGCCGTATTTCAGAAATGTCATAATCATGGTGTAGGATAGTTTTTGCAGCCGGTGGGGGTTGCAATTTAACTACGGAGCTTATCATGATGGTAACGGTCAATGTGGCATTTGATTTGGAAGATTTGTTGGAATCGTTGGATTTAGAATTGGTTGATGCAGAAGAAGATGATTTAGAAATCGACTTTGAAATTGACGAAGATGGCGTAATTTGGTTCTACGACGAAGACCTGGACGTTTATTACTACTTCGATGAAGACCTGGACGATTGGGCTGAGATCGACGAAGACGGTACAGTTTGGTATCTGGATGATGAGACAGATACACTCTACTATTTCGACGATGAGTACGAAGATTGGCTCGAGCACAATCTTGACTCTGAAGAAGACGAAGACGACGAGGAAGACGAGGAAGACGAAGAAGCAGTTTGGTAATACGATGGGGCTGGTACGTACAATATCCGTACACCAGCCCCTTTTTACTAGTCAGACTAGTAGTTTAAATACAACACTAAAATAATTTGCACAAGAATCTAATTCTGAGTTATTATTCGTCTCACTGC